CGGTGGCATCGTCCAGATCGGTGGCGGGCCTCTCTGCCAGAGGATGTTCCTGCCGATCAACAACACCATCAAGGACTTCTGCGAGAACTTCGAGCTCCACACCCTTGCCGGGGATCTGGAGTGGACAGTGGACCTCTCGGAGAAGACGAAAGATGGCTCCCGCCCAGCCAATCTTCGCGTCTTGGCAAGAGAGTTTGCAGGAGACCCCAACCCCATCGCGTATCTGGAAATAGGTTCCCACGACGCTCAGCCACAGACTATTCTGTCTCTCACCATCAATTCCTCCGGGAAGGATGGAGCGAAGAAGAAGATCAGCCTGGAGTTCCGGAAGGATGGAACTGCCAGCTGGTCGTTTGCTGGTAATGCTGACTGGACCTACGAAGGCAAGCTCACCGTCAAGGTCACGAACGGCATGGAGTTCACATCGCTGAAGGGGTTGGCGACTCTTCGAGGCAACACGGCGTTGGTGGAGACCACGAAAGGTGCGATGGACCTGAAGTCTGCCGCGGAGGTGAACATCAAGGCCACGACGCGCGTGTTCGTCGGGCCTCGGGTGCACCTTGGCGTCGGCGCCACCGTACCTGGCAGCGTTGCGGAATACCCCGTCATGCTCGCCACTCCTGCCCTGCTCGCCTTCCTCAGCGCCCACACGCACCTCAGCGCATCCCCAGGAGCTCCCACCGGGGTGCCCATCACCGCCGCCACTCTCGTTCCCGCGGACCACGTCTCAAAGACGACTCTCGGCAAGTAGGAGAAGACCGATGAAGCTCTACATGGACACGCTGCCCCTCCGAGACCTCGATCTCAAGAAGACGGCCGGCTTCGCGGCCCGCCTCTCCGAGAAGCCGGACAACTGGCCCCAGGAGCTGACGAGCGACCTCTACAAGCAGCTGCCCTTCCTCTCTGACTACGAGGTGAGCGTCAACCTCGACCGAGTCGACGAGCAGCGCGGCTTCGGCTTCGGCTACGCCGACGTCCACAACAAGACCGAGCGCCCCGAGCAGGAGCATGAGCAGACCGGGATGCCGCACGTTCGCATCCCCCTCGTGGTGCAGGAGCGGGCTGTGAAGCCCTTCTCCACCTTCATGGACGGCGAGAAGGTGCTGCCCCTGAACGAGAACCGCATCCGCGAGCACCTCTTCAACCCGCAGAGCTTCGACCTCTCGGCGTCGCCCCCTCGGGATCCGTCGCTGGTCGAGAACCTCATGCCCCCGCACCGCAGCGGCATCGGCATGGGCGGCGACTACAAGATGGCGAGCGCCGACGAGAAGCTGCTCGCCGACCTCCAGGGCATCAGCAAGGGCAAGACGGCAGGTGCCCACAAGTGCCACACATGTGGTGGGCGGGCGACTGGGATGGCCCACATCAACGATCTCCCACCGCGGTACGTCTGCGACAAGCACGGGCCGAGCAAGAAGGATCTGGAGAAGGCCTCATTCGACAAGACCGCCTTCAAGCACATCTCCCCGGAGCAGTGGAAGGCGCTGCACGAGTCGCTGGAGATGCAGCAGGCTCTCCACGAGTACGGCGGGGACAAGTCCCACCCGGCCGTCCAGAACCGGCTCTACGAGCTGGCGCTGAAGCACTACGGCTTCCACCCGAAGCCGGAGGCTCCGCCGGCGCACAAGATGGAGGCCTTCAAGGCCAAGATTCAGGCCAAGTCCCAGAAGGCCGCCGAGAAGCAGGTCGAGAAGACCAAGAAGATGATGGAGCAGGGCAACAAGCTCCTCTCCGGCGCGCAGGGTGGGCAGAAGCCTGCCGGCGGTGGCAGCCCGCTGAAGATGCCGGCCAACGGCATCAAGAAGACCGGCTCGCTCCTGCTCGACATCGCCCCTACCATCCGCGAGTCGGACGCCCAGAAGTTCGTCGAGAAGGTAGCCTCCAGCGCCTCCCTTCAGGCCGGCTTCCAGAGGTCCGGCATCTCCGATCTCCTGGTCGAGGTCTTCGACAAGACGGCCCGGGTCGAGGCCGATGACCGCTTCCGTGCCATCGCCGACAGCATCGAGCCGACCGTGGTCTCGATGCAGAAGCTCCCGGGCGGCGACTTCCTCGTGAAGAGCGCCAACAGCTCCGCCTTCGTCCCCGGGCAGGCTGCACAGGGCCAGGTCATCCCCGGCCAGGAGATGGCGGGCGCGATCGGCCAGGACCAGGCTCAGGCCATGCAGCCGGGCCAGACGGCCACTGCCGTGGCCCCTCAGGCTGCCGCGGCGCCCCCGCCGGCAGCTCCGGAGCAGGAGGACCCGACCGGCGGCGCCCCGCCCAACGTGCCGGGCCCCGAGGACCTCGGCGAGGTCGGCGTCCATCCCGAAGAGGATGGCACTGAGACCCAGGCGCAGGTGGCCGAGCAGTTCGGCGAGTACCTGGTCCAGGACATGATGGGCAACCAGGTGATGGGGTGGGTCTTCCCGAAGACCCTGGCCTGGGACGGGAACTTCTCGCCCCAGCCGATCTCCCTCTTCACCAACGGGTCTGCCTACGCCGTCCAGAGCGCCGTCGCCGGCGAGATGATCGGCAAGAGCACCGGCCTGCCGTCGGTGAACCCCCGCGGCGAGGGCATCTTCTACATGGTGGACCGCACCGGGGCGAAGGCCACGGCGCCGGTCACCGTCCATGGCGGGATGTCGGGCCCGGACGGCGGCGAGATGTACACGTGCTCGGACGTCATGGGGAACCAGTTCAAGGTCACCATGTCGCCGGGCCTCACCGCCCCGCAGCGCATCTCCGACAACGAGTACGCCCTGCCCAAGGCCTGGAAGTTCATGGCGCTCGGAGCGCAGCAGACCCAGCTCGTCCCGGACCCGCTCCAGATGAACAAGTCAGCTGCCGTGAAGCTGGCCCAGGACACGGTCACCCTCTTCTGGAACGGCTCCTTCAACCTGGAGGGCGGCTGCGGCATCGAGAAGCTGAGCTCCGACTACCGCTACGACCTCGACGGCTTCTCGGCGGAGTTCATGCTGGGAGTGCTGGGCGTCCCCGGGGAAGACATCAAGTCGAAGCTGGCCGCCTGCCGGAAGAAGGGCGCCATCAAGATCGCCGGCCGGGAGATCACCCTCTTCAGCGAGCGCTACCAGGAGAAGAAGAAGGAGGCGAGCGCCATGTGGGCCCGCATCCCCAACCTGGCCCGCGACCTGATCAAGGAGGCCGCGTCGATGGAGGACGAGGGCACCGTCGACAAGGTGCTGGCCCTCAACTTCATCAACCCCGAGAACCTCACCACCTTCATCGACTACACGCCGGAGCTGGAGGAGGCCTCGGAGAAGCTGGCCGCCATGCTGCTCTCCAGCTACCTCGGGATGAAGGAGATCCCCGAGGGCGCGGTGGAGCGGTCGATGAGGAACATGGAGGAGGTAATTCTTGCGTTGAAGGCCGTGCAGCACGCGGAGCAGTGACATGAAGAAGCTCGCCTACGCAGAAGCGGCCGTTGCCAAGCGGATGGCCACCCACATCTTGGGGGGCGCTGCCGTCGGCGGCTACGCCGCGCACCGGGCCGGGAAGCTGGACCCCAAGGGGACGAAGAAGGACTTCAAGGGGCACACCAACCGAGTGCTCGGAGGGGCTGTTGCCGGCGGCGCCCTGGGCGGCATGGTGGGCCAGCTCCACTCCATGACCGTCCCGGTCTTCAACGAGGCGGCCGTCAAGTCCATCAAGGAGCGGATCAAGTCGAGAGGGCACTCCTTCCACGACCTGCATCGCGCCGCCGGCGCTACCGTCGGTGGGGCGGTCGGCGGAGGTTCCAACTACCTCTGGGCCAAGTCGCACAACAAGAAGCAGAAGGACAAGAAGAAGCACGTGGACCCGAGGGCTGCCGCGGTCGTTGGCGCCGGCTTCGGAGCTTCTCTCGGTCACGGAGCCGGGTCCTACGCTCGGCTCCACCACCTCAACGGTCTTCAGAATGCCCCTGCCAAGGCTCAGATCCCGTCTTGGCTCAAGGGTGTGAAGACCAAGGCCGAGGCCAAGAGCGCCTACCGGGCCCAGGCCCGCAAGCACCACCCAGACCTCGGCGGCAACGCTGAGAAGTTCAAGGGAGTGCAGTCTGACTGGGAGGGCTTCGAGAAGCAGCATTTCAACAAGCTCAGCCACTCCATGGCCGCCTTCCTGGACGAGCTCGCGTGCATGGCGGAGGCCCGCAGGTGAAACACCCAGCCGAATTCTACATGAAGTACCTGCTCATCCAGGACCCTCAGATCCTGGATGCTCAGCTGCTGAAGAAGGTCTCCGACTGGGGAATCCTCTCGCCGGACGAGAAGTACCTCGGCTTCTTGCGGCAGCGAATCCCTACTCCGCCCCCAGGCTTCGACCCCCTCAACTTCTCCGACCGCCCCTCGATGCGCTACCTGCGAGAGCAGGGGGTCTACGAGATCTTCCACTCCACGCCCGGCATGAACGAGGCCTGGGACCTCATGGCGGACCCGGAGAAGCGGCTCATCGTCGAGCAGGCCATCCTCTCCCGTCTCGACCTGAAGATGCTGGCCCAGAAGCTCAACAAGAAGAACGGCTGGTTCCTGACCGAGGACGGCATCTCGACCTTCCGCCACTACTTCTGGAACGTGAAGCTCCTCACCTTCGACGAGTGGGGGCGCCACCTCTGGAGCCGCACGGCCCTGTACGAGACCTACATGGGGCTGCTGCGGGCAGACTCGAAGCTCTCCTTCTCGCTCCTCCGGATCGAGCAGTCCATCGAGTCGAAGAACATGATCCGCCGGGCCCAGGAGATCGCCTACTACACCCTGGAGGAGGTCAACCTGAAGCCGGGCACCCCGCCAGACAAGGTGAAGGCGATCTCGGTCCTCAACAAGTCCATCGTCGAGTGCCATGAGGCGCTGTCGACCTCCGACATGGCGCTGAAGGACGTGCTCAAGCAGTTCGAGCGGTGGCGCATGGAAGGCTCCCCGGTGCAGCCGCGAGATGTCCACGAGCTTGCTCCGAACGGCAACTTCACCAACGGCGGCGCCGGCTCGAAGGACCCGAAGCCGCTTCCAAACTGAGGCGAGAGATGCGCTGGGCTGGTGGCCTCTTCGATGAGCTGCTGAAGATCGCTGAGACCGCCAAGGTCGAGAAGGCGTTGGAGTCGCCTGTGCCCACCGTGAGCAAGTTGAAGGCGAGGCTGAAGGCGGGAGACGTGCTATTCACGACGCCCATTCGTTCGCAGATGCACAGCGCGTTCGGCAGGTACGTCTTCAAGCCGCTGTCCCGCCTCGTGCAGCGAACCGACTACGGCCACTCCTCGCTCTACGTCGGCAACGGTCGGGTTATCGAGTCGCGCATCGGAGAGGGCACCAGGACTCGCTCTCTTCACGCGGTGGCCAAGAAGAACAACATTGTGGCCATGCGGCCCAGCCTGCCGGCCTCGGAGAAGAGGAAGGCCGTGTCCTTCGCCAAGAAGCAGAACGGGAAGGCCTATGACATGAAGGCGCTCATGGCTACCGTGAGCCCTTTCCGTAAGCACCGCCAAGGCCGCAACCCAGAAGAGGCGAAGTCCCACATCTGCTCGGCACTCGTCGCCAATGCTTACTCTCGCCGCAAGTTCTCCGACTCGTCGCGCCTCACCACAAAGCCTAGCGAGATCATGAAGTCGCCGCACCTCAAGCCTGTCGCCGCTCTGGAGCCCAAGACATGACCGCCATGAACGAGAACTACATCTCGATGCTCCAGAAACTGGCCTCCAAGGAGAAGAAGGCCGCGCCAATCCCTCCCGAGCAGGTTCACGGGCTCGTGCTCGATAGGCTCCGCAAGGCGACCCCCGGCACCAAGCACTATGCCAACATCATCCGCAAGGGGCTCATCGGGATTCGCGGCTCTGGCAAGGTCACGACCGCCAGCGTCGAGGGGGACGGGCCCGACCTGAACTTCTTCGAGCGCCACCCGAAGAAGATCCTCGGGGCCCTGGCTCTCGCCGGCGCTGCTACCCAGCACAAGAAGATCCGCGGCCTTCCCAAGCTCGTCAGGTCTGGGCTCGCCAAGAAGAAGTGGCAGAAGGCTCGGGCAGTGGTCAAGGAGAGAGCGGCCGACCTGAAGCATCAGGCCAAGAAGAGGGCCAACGAAGGCTTCGCGCACCCCCGGAAGGACCTCGGTCACGAGAAGACTGAGATCGTCGTCTTGCGGCGCGGCGGCAAGGGGGCAGCCGAGACCGACCTCCACCGGGCAGTGGAGGGGAAGCTCCGCGGCCGCGAGGTGCTGGACATCAACAACAAGCCGGGCCGGAGCGAGCCGTACGGCCCCCGGCGCCCCGTGGACCTGAGTGCTCCTCGTCACAGCAAGACGGACTACGTCCACCACTCTCACGGCAAGGCTGAGCACATCTAGTAGCCTTCATGGTAGGGTACATACATGAACTGGGTCGAACAGGAGATGGACAGCAGGAATCCGATGGCGGTCACGCCAGAGCGGGAGCGGGCTCTCGACTGGGAGAAGAGCACCTCGCTCCCTCTCATCGCCAAAGAGGCCGACTCTGGTGAGAAGCCCATCGTCCCCATCGTCTTCCAGCCTGTCCAGAGCCCCGGCAACTTCGAGTCCGAGTTCGGCGTGAAGGACGGCGACCTCATCTTCCACTTCTGGCCTTGGCACTACCATCTGGACGAGAAGGCCGGGCGGATGAAGCGAGCCTTCAAGAAGGGATTCCGAGAGGCTCTCGGAACCTCCATGCACGCCTCCTTCGAGGCTCCGACGATCACGATCGCAGAAGATCGGGACATGGGGGCCTGGTTCGTGATGGTGAAGGGCGGCGGGCGCCACCAGTTCTACAGGCAGCGTGCCATCACCGCCGTCACCGCTCTGCACAAGGCTCTAGGCGGCGAGTAGAGCTAAAAGGGCGTGAGAGCGCCCCTCCCCGCTCACTGAGCGGGAGACATCCGAGAATGGTGGTACGCAACCGTTCTCGTCAGCATGCTCAGCTTGACGCAGAGCCGCTTGAACATCGGATCGTAGAGCTCGTGGCATGACGAGCAGAAGACCATCGGCATCGCCATCTTGCTGATGACTTCGAGCCGGATACTGATTGGACGGTCGCAGCACATGCACCCGACCTCCACCATCTCAGCCATTATTTGCCACCTTCCCCAAGAACTTGGAGCAGTAGGAACGCCTGTGTTCGTAGATCGTCGGCCCCATCAGTAGCCCGTGCTTCTCGATGGCGTCGGTGTGGGTCTTGGTCAGGTAGCCTTTATTGATAGCCCAGTCGTAATCTGGCCGGCCCAGCTTCCGCAGCATCGCCGCCTTCTCGACCATCACCTGGTCTCGCATGACCTTGGCGATGATGGACGCCATCGAGACCTGGACATGGTTTAGGTCCGCCTTCGGCTCGATGATCTGCTTCCCTGCCCAGGAGTTGACTCTGTTGCCCCACTCCGTGCCGTCGACGATGAGCATGTCTGGCACACAGTGCAGCTCTCCGAGCGCCCTCTTGTAGCTCTCTTGCAAAGCCCACTTCGGCCCAAGCTTGTCGATTTCCCAAGCTTCGACTGCACCGAGTCCCTTGTCGTAGGCCGCCTCTAGGAGGGGCAGCAACAAGGATCTGCGGCGGATTTCGGAGAGCTTCTTTGAGTCGGTAACGCCCTTGGGCAGGAACATGAGATCCTTTGCCCGGGTCACTACGACGACGGAAACTATGGGACCTGCTCCACTGCCCCAGCCAACTTCATCGAGGCCTGCGATCAACTCTTCTTCGGGCATGAAAGCCCCTTTCATCTCCTTATCTCAAGGTCTGGAGTCTTTTGGGTGCCCCAACCGTTCACGAAGTCTGACGGTCACAGTGAAGTTCTCGACTCGCTTCGAGTGCACAAGAGGGTTCACCTCGAAACGAGTTTCGAGCTGTCCTTGGGGTGAGGTACCATTGGCGGCGGCCCACTTCTGGAATAGGTTCCAGACCTGAACGGCGAGGTTGATGCGGACCGGCTCCCGCCAAGAGAGTTGGATTTTGTAAGTGAGTGCGTTGACAGTCGGGACCACCTCGTATGCTATGGTCTGACCGAGGGCGAGTCCGGTTGAGTCGCTGAACGCAGCTAGCCAAGCGAGTCCTGGTGGCATCGGGGAATCATCCTACATGAGTGTGGTCCTAAACTACGACGAGTACGCCAGGGGCGAGAGCAACGTCATCGTTGCCGAGAATGGCCAGCTTGAGCTGAAGGACGAGTGGGACTACGCGCAGGATGTCGACTTCGAGGACGACTACGTCGACGACGACGAGCTGGCCAGACGTCAAGCCGTACTCATCAACATCCGACCATCTGAGTTCGTCGAGTTTGCCGTCAGGATGCCTGACAAGGTTGCCCAGAAGCACATACCCTTCTCGTTCAAAGGGAGAGAGTACCTTCGGCTACCCTACGACACTCAGGCCAAGCGCACTCTCTACAAGTGCGGCCGCCAGGTCGAGAAGAGCACCCTGCTCGGCAACAAGTGCCTGGCCTACTGCTGCGTCTACAACGCCTTCAACGTCCTCTACGTCTCGCCCACCAACCAGCAGACGAAGACCTTCTCTCAAGACCGACTGAGGGAGCCCGTCGAGACCTCGGAGATCCTGAAGGCCTGGACGACGACCAAGCTCTCCGACAACGTCTTCTTGAAGAAGTTCATCAACCGCAGCCAGATCACGCTGCGCTACGCCTACCACAACGCCGACCGTACCCGCGGTATCCCGGCCGACCTCGTCCTCATCGACGAGCTTCAGGACGTCATCACCGACAACATCCCAGTCATCGAAGAGTGCGCCTCCCACTCCCCTCACAAGTTCTTCATCTACTCCGGCACGCCGAAGAGCTACGACAACGCCATCGAACACTACTGGGCCAACTTCTCGACCCAGAACGAGTGGGTGGTGCCTTGCGAGCGGCATGGTACGCCGAACGATCCTAGCTCATGGCACTGGAACATCCTCGGGGAAGAGCACATCGGGCGGGACGGCCCGGTCTGTGATCGCTGCAAGCAGCTCATCGTCACCAACCACCCGATGGCGCAGTGGGTGATGATGAACCCTGGTGTGAAGCAGAAGCTCCAGGATTTCTACGAGGGCTACCGCATCCCGCAGCTGATGGTGCCGTGGCTGCCTTGGGGCGACATCCTCGACAAGTACACCAAGTACCCGCGCAGCCAGTTCTACAACGAGGTGCTCGGCGAGTCGTATGACTCCGGCACCCGCCCCCTCACCAGGCAGGACGTGATCGACAACTGCCTGCCCGGCTTCTACATGGACCAGGCCGGGCTCCAGAACGTGAAGACAGCCCTAGGCATCGCCTCCCCCGTGTATGCCGGCGTGGACTGGGGCACTGGCGAAGGGTCGTTCACCGTCCTCTCCCTCGGCGCCTACATCCACGGGTTCTTCACCATCTTCTACATCCACCGCTTCGAGGGGCAAGAGATCGAACCACCAGTGCAGCTGGAGTTGATCGAGAAGCTGGTGCAGTACTGGGATGTGAAGCTGGTGGGCTGCGACTACGGCGGCGGCTTTGACCGCAACGATGCCTTGGCTCGCAAGTTCGGCAAGAACCGGATCGTGAAGTACCAGTACAGCCAGCCCGGCATCAAGGTGAAGTGGGAGGACGGACTCAACCGATTCCTCGTCCACCGCACCGAAGTGATGAGCGACATGTTCAACGCCATCAAGCGCCGGGACGTCTTCCGCTTCCCAGACTACCAGCAGTTCGAGGATCCATTCGCGAAGGACATGCTGAACATCTTCTCGGAGTATTCCGAGACGCAGCGTCAGGTGCAGTACAAGCACACCCCGGACTGTACCGATGACTCCTTCCACTCCATCTTGCTCTGCTTCCTCGCCTCGATGCTGAAGCACCCCAGGTTCGACGTGCTCAACCCGACTCAGAAGACTGGGTACGCGGCCGCTGAGGACTAAAAAGGGCGGCTCCGGAATGGAGCCGCCCCCCACTACTCACGCTGGTACTAAATCGCGGTACCCCCGTGCGTGAATAGTGTAACTAGGTCCCGGTCCGCATCGGCGGCGGGACGGCGACCAGCTTCGGGGCCGTCTGCGCGGGGAGGAAGCTCGGGGTCGAAGAACGGTACCCCTGGAACAGGGTAGCCCAGTTCTTCCCGCTGCGGTGGCGCCACGCGCCGATCGCCTCGTTGGCCACGACGACGGTGCTGGCACCCAGGATGGTGTAGAGCATCCCGCGGCTGACGGGCTTCCGGAAGTGGATCCCGGCCTTCGACTCGGGAACCGTCCCGAGCAGGTTGTACAGGTGGCGAGCCTCGGTGGCATCGCCCCTCTCCACGGCCGCACGGGCCAGGATGAGGACGTCGTTGGCGCCGACGGTGTAGACGACCTTCGTCTTCACCTCGTTGCCGAACCCATCGACGGTGCTGGACGGATTCTGAGCGTCAGTGACGACGCCCTGCTCCGGAGGAAGCGGACTCATGTGACTCCTTTGTAAGGGAAAGGTGCTACTGACCCTTATCCCTCCGACTCAGGAGTTCTTGCCGGCAAGTTGTCTCAGCAGCATACCGCGCCCATCGTCCAAGGCCCGCAGCAGGGCGTCGGGGGTGCCACCTTTTCCGAGCTCTACCCACATGAGGATGGTGCCGCGAATGGCCTTGCGACCCTCGTCGAGTCTCTTGTGGGTATGCTGGGCGATGAGAGAGGTCTTGTAGTCCTCTGCCTGAGAGACGTACTTCATCATCGCCAGGCAGAGTTGGTAGAAGACAGCCCACGACAAGGGCTCGTTCACGTAGTCGGCGAAGATGTCGAAGCAGACCTCGTCCATTCGGTCGAAGAGGTCCGCCCAGGTGGCAATCTCTTCTCGGTGCCATGCCTTGGCCGACAGCGCCTGGGTCGCCGCCATGAAGAGCCCGTCGGCCTCTTCCTTGTTGGGGCGTAGGGGTTGGTCCTGAATCCCAGTCATTCTGCGGACCACCGACATGTCCTGCTCCAGCTTCTGCACCCGAGCCATCAGCTGGAAGAAGGTCTTCCGGTTCATGGGAGGGAAGCCGTGGCCAATGTCGACCGCCAGATTCTCGACGTCCTCCACGGGGATGAAGGTCCTACCGTCCCTCTTCTCTCGGCGGAGCAATCCCTGCCTCAAGTAGTCGTAGACGGACCTCTTGGACTTGCCGAGCTTCTCAACGGCCTCATCGAAGGTGTAGAAACTGCTTCCCATTTTTGGTGCCTCCACCTTAGGCTGGGGACCGGTCTTTCACTACCCTTGGGCCAGGGAGCTTACCACTCATGAGCGACGAACTCTCTCGGTACCTTTCGACAGGCAGCACTCACGCGAGCCTGTCGGCCGAGCGGCTGGAGTCGATGGGCAAAGAAGCAGCCAACATGCTCCTCGACAAGAAGGTTCCCCTGAACACCAGCATCCCGAAGTTGGCGGCTGCGGTCGACGACATCAACGGCGAGCAGGTGAAGCGCATCTGCGAGTTCGCCAACACCGCCGTCTATCTCGCCCAGCATGACCGCAACAAGACGGCCGGCTCCGAGTCGAGCTACCCGCAGTTCGAGCTCGCCGATCCGAACCGCGTCATCCAGGACCTCTCTTCCGGCTCGAAGCCGACCCGCATCAGCCAGGTCGACCTCGACTACGGTCGGCAGCACGAGAAGGCCAAGCTCTCCTCCAAGCGTCCTGAGCTGGAAGACGCCCTCCAGGCTCTCTTCATCCCCGACCAGGAGAAGACGGCTTCCGTCCTCGACTTCAGCCGAGAGACGGGCGTCCACGAGCTGATGACCGCCAAGGGCAACCTCGTCTCCATGAAGGAGCACCTGGAGAGCGCGGCCGAGAACTACGACCTCCTCCAGAAGCAGGCTGCCGCCGAGTACTACCACGAGGTGAAGACCCACCTCCTGACCGGCGAGAGCTTCTCCGACGTGCTCATGGCGGCGAACTCGTCCGGGCTGGAGGGGGAGAAGATCGCCTCGGTCCTGGCCCCGGTCATCGAGCGGCTGCTCCGGGAGAAGGTGGCTTCGGACGCCGCCCTCTCGCGGGGCGTGTCGGACCTGGAGAAGGTCGCCCATCGAATCGTGAACGAGGAGCATCCCCTCGTTCGCCTGGTCGGCGCCGTCGCCCACTTCGACGAAGAGCTGTCCAAGTGCGCCGAGGCCCTGGCTTCGGTCGACTCTCAGCTGGTCGAGGTCCGCAGCACCATCAAGGAGACGTTCCTTGCTTGATGACCTGCGCCGGCACGCCGCGGCGTCCGCGGCTCTTCGGGAGATCGCTCTGGCCAAGACGGCCGGCCCGATCCTGAGGACCATAGGAAAGGGCCTCGGCGCTGCTGGCAAGTTCGTCGCCAAGCGCCCAGTCGGGACTGCCCTCGTGGCCGCCGGTACCCTCGCCGGCATCGGTGCCACCCGTTCTGCCATGGCGGGGTTCAACCCCGCCATCCACCGTGCTCAGCTGGGGATCGAACCATGACCTACGAAGAGATGTTCAAGCTCGCCAGCGACGCGGCTCCTGACACGATGGCGGACGCCGCCATGGCGATGAAGCTGGCCGAGAGGATGGATCCGGAGTCGGTCAAGGACATCGTCAAGGACTTCACCGAGATCTCCGAGCGCATCGCCGTCCACACCAAGGTGGCCGGCTTGGCTCGGGATGTCGGCACGGCGCTCGGGGTCACCGTGGTCGGTGGCCTGGGCCTGGCGCTCGCGACCGACCTCTACTCTGCCACCCGCCGCGGGCTGACCAAGGCCCGCAACTGGAAGCGGATGATCGAGGCCAACCCGAACCTCCTCGACCCCCACTCCGATGATGGAGTCATGCACCAGGAGCGCCTTCGCCCAGCCTTCAACTCGATCCATCGGTTCGCCCCCGATGTGGCCTCCGACCCCCTCGCCGCCGGCGCCGCAGTTCGCCAGCTGGCCGACTCTCCGAGCGGCACCTACCACGCCAACCTCAAGAACTCGGTCGACGTCCAGAAGACGATCTCCGACTCCCACGCCAAGCCCTTCGTCGGGTTCTTGAAGGGGATCGACGTGAAGAGCGACAAGGGTCCGAAGCAGGGGCCCGGGGCCTTGAAGACCAACCATCCGCGCGGCTAGGGACTGATGGACAAGCAGATCCTGTACCTGGGTCGAACGGAGCAGGGTGTCTTTGCCCAGGCTCTGTTCGGCAGTTCTGGCGCCTTCGAGAAGGTCGCTGGGGCTCCGCCCTTTGCCGACTGGGCCACCGGGGACGAGCTGCGGAAGTTCATCCGGACCATCACCAAGGAAGACAGGAAGACCGGCGTCTACACCTTGGTGAACGCGCTTGGAGCCGGCGAGTTCTTCGGCCCCAACATCAACAGCGACTACTTCCCGTGGGATGCCCTGGCGCACGAGGGCGACGACTACGGCTACAAGACCTTCCTCCGGGCCCACGCCTTCCAGCACCACGCCAACAAGGATCCAGCTCGGGCCTTCGGCGTGCCTGTCCACTCCATCCTCAACACCCACATGAAGAGGGTGGAGCTCATCATTCGGCTGGACCGGGACCAGGCTCGGGCACAGGGCGCCGACGGCATCATCACCCGGGTCGAGAAGGGGGAGTTCCCCGACGTCTCGATGGGGTGCAAGGTTCCCTTCGACGTCTGCTCCATCTGCGGCCATCGTTCCAAGACTCGGGACGACTACTGCTTCCCGGCTGGCACCCAGATCCTCACGGAGGGGGGCCAGTACCAGAGCATCGAGACCCTGAACGTCGGGGATGAGGTCGTCACCCACACCGGGCAGACGAAGCGCATCACGGCGCTCCTGCCTAGCGTCGCCCACGACGGCCTGGTCAAGATCGAGTCCTTCGGCTTCTCGACCATCGAGGCGACCCCCAGCCATCCCTTCTTCGTGGCTCGGACGCGGTCTGGTGTGCATGGTGGTCGGTACCTCCAGCTCATGGAGACGTCTCCAGACTGGATGGCGGCCGAAGACATCCAGCCGAACGACACCGTCTTCCTACCCATCCCACCGCTCTCCGACAGCGTGGATGCCTTCCCGTACGACGAGAAGAGGGGCAAGGAGGTCGGCTGGCTGCTCGGCATCTACCTGGCAGAGGGCTGCCCTTCCTTCTCGAAGGGAACTCCGTACCCGAAGGGGGTGAACTTCTCCCTTCACTTCGATGAGACGGACATCGAAGACCACATCAAGCAGGCCGTCCTGCACCTCGATGAGGGGGCTCGGGTCGGCATCTCCGTGGACGAGAGCCGACACTCCCGCACCGTTCGGGTGATGAGCCGAAAGGCCGCCGAGTGGCTGATGTTGCACGGCGGGCGTGGCAGCAAGACGAAGCTCCTCAGCCCTGCCATGGCCGGCGGCCCGAAGTTCATCTCCCTCCAGATGCTCAAGGGCTGGGCGGAAGGGGACGGCAGCTACGACGCCAAGATGGACCTGCTGCGGGTCGCCACGTCCTCGGAGACCCTTGCTCGGCAGATGCAGCTCGTGGCGGCCGGGTGCGGCATCCTGGCCGGCGTGAAGCTCCACTCCAGAGACACGAACTTCGGCCATCAGGACATCTGGTACGTCTCCTTCTCTGGGGACGCCGCTCATGCGGTCCAGGAAGCTCGGCCCCAGGATGTCTTCTCGAAGCAGAGCAAGCTCTTCTTCTGGAAGAACTACCTCTGCTCCACCGTGAAGAAGGTCGAGAACCTCGACTTCCACGGCCCGGTCTACAACTTCGAGGTCGAGGACGACCACTCCTACGTGGCCGGCTCCTACGCCGTCCACAACTGCCAGCACATGCGGCCGCCCGAAGAGCTTCGTGGCATCTACGGCCCGAACAAGATCCTCCCAGATGGTCGCAAGATCTACGTCATCAACCTCACCCCCAGGTTCTTCGACATCAGCTTCGTCTTCATCGGCGCGGACAAGACGGCCAAGGTGATGGCGAAGCTGGCTTCGAGGGGGGATCATGTCTGCATGGGAAACGTGTGTGCACTACCTTCTGAGAATGGAGGAGAAGGGGCTGTTGTTTATGGGCCCACTGGAACTCCTGCCAATCTTGGAGAAATTCGGAAGACTGCCAGCGCCTGTGATGAGATGCGGGGGCCCTGCGGACGAAAGTGCGCTGAGTGCGCCGAGCGAGAGTCCTGCCACACAGACAAGCTCGCGGCCGCTTTCGGGGTGAAGAAGCAGGCCGCCAAGAAGGTGGCCGAGATCATCAAGAGCGTCCCTACAGGCGTCTTTGCTCTCAAGACCCTTCCCCACCTCGAAGGGGCTGAGCCAGACATCGACCGGTGCGACCTGGATGAGATGGCTGAGAGGCCTCTCCGAGAGGCCTTCTCCGGCGCTGCGCGCCTAGGGATTGTGCTGAAGCCCCACGAGTTTCAGCATTTGACGCTTCGGAGGATGGGGGAGGACGCCCTACTCCAAGACCTGAACGAGCATCACAAGATCTTCCGGCCGTCCCGGGAGTTCGCCGACGTCGGTATGGATAGCAAGCTGGACGACGTCTTCGACCTCTTGAAGAAGTACATTCACCAGCGTACGGCTCTCGGTACTCCCTTCGTCATGAGGGTGGTGATGTCGGGTGGAGGGGCCAAAAATGCTCTTCCCACTAGAGAGCCGATCGAGCATTCTTTGCTGGACAAGGTCAGCGCCGCGTACAATGGGTACCGTCGCAACCTCTTGATGAAGCTCTCGCAGTCAGTGGAAGGGATTCACAGCGACCCGAGGTTGAGAGAAGTTTTCTTGAAAGACGAGCTGAGCAACATGTTCAACAAGACCTCAAGCTCCTCGATCATGTCTCCCGACTCGATGCAGTATTTCTTGGGCGCGCACTTCTCTGACCGCAACGTACTGTGCGAAAGTGCAACCGTCGGGTCGGTTGCCTTCAACGATGAGTGGCTCCACGGGATGGACCACACTTTGGCCTAGAGGCTAGACCTCGAAGACGGCCTACCAACTGTCGCACCACCAAGGAGAACAAGATCATGCCGATGGATCCGCAGCTCGCCGCCCTGTACGGGACCGACGAGGAGACCGACACCGAGAAGCTGGCCGCCGCCGAGATGGCGGAGGGCCTCGCCGAAGAGGAGCAGTTCGACGTGGCGACCGCGACCGACGAGCAGGTCGAGGCCCTGGCCCAGGAGTTCCTGGCCAGCGAGGGCACCGAGGAGACCGCTGAGGTCGCCGAGGCCGAGGAGCCCAAGGAGGAGGAGCAGGTCAAGATGTCCGCCGACGAGGAGGCCCAGGAGAAGCTCGCCGAGGCCGACTACCTCGGCCGCGTCATGGCCCACGCCTACGTCGCCGAGCTCCGCGGCATCGAGTCCGGGGAGAAGACCGCCGCTCCGTACGGCGAGAAGGAGAAGGAGGAGCACAAGCGGATCGCCCGCGGCGCCTCCAACGTCACCGGAGCCGGCTACGGCGCGGCCGGCGCCTTCGCCGGGCATCGCGGCGCCAAGCATCTCGTCGCCAGGGCTGCCGAGAAGGCAGTGGCTGCCGGCGGCAAGGCGAAGGGTCCGAAGACCCAGGCTGCCCTCCGTGCCGCTGGTGCCGTTGGCGGCGCGCTCGCCGGCGGCGCTGCCGGCAAGGGCGTCGGCTACGCCGCGACTCGTGCGGGCAACCGCGTCGCTCGCATGCTGACCACCGAAGGCAAGAAGGAGAAGAAGTCCAGCGCCGAGACCGAGGAGATGTCGGCTCTCGACGTCCTCGCCGAGCGCCGGGCCCTGGAGATCCTGGAGGCCAACGGCATCCAGCTGGAGGCTCCTGAGGCCGTCGAGACCGAGAAGGTCTCCGCGTCCGAGGAGGAGATGAACCTCCTGGCCCAGGCCGTCGAGGCCCGCGCCGAAGAGCTCCTGGCCGCCAACGGCTACGAGTTCGAGCAGGAGTAGTCCACCTTCCCCGGGCGGGGCCGCTTGTAGGCTGCCCCGCCCGGGATGTTGTTTCGGAGCAACGATGTACTCCAGCAGCAAGTCCAAGACGAGCAGCAGCTTGGCCTTCCTGAAGGGGTTCACCGACGAGATGATGAAGATTGCCAACCTGACCGATGCGAACAAGAGGGTGCGGAACTCCGGCCCTGCGGCAGCCGTTGGGGGGACTTCCCTGCACAAGGTGAGGCACTACTCCAAGCCGGCAACCATGACCAACATCGTGAAGACGGCTCCGACTCTCGCCCCACCAGCTCCGCCAGCAGTTCAAACCGCCACCACGACTTCCCCTCCCGCCGTCATCGGCGGGTAAGCAAGTAGGAGACTCGGATGAAGACCAAGCTCGCCGGCCACTTCCCCCTCCAGGACGCTCTCCGGCGCACCATCCAGGAGGCGAAGCTGAAGATCGCCGCCTCGGAGAAGGGTGAGGAGAAGTCCGAGGAGAAGAAGGAAGAGAAGAAGGCCCCGCCCTTCGGCAAGAAGGACGAGAAGAAGGAGACCAAGAAGGAGGAGGCCAAGGAGAAGGAGTCCTCGGCCGTGGTCGACTTCCAGAACCCCGACGAGGTGGAGAAGCTGGCCGCCTCCCTCGACTTCGTGGCCGAGAAGATCGCCGACTACACCACCATCGGCGGCGAGAGCCACCAGGGCGGCGAGGTCCTCCCGGTCCAGTCGCCGGCCAAGGGCAAGCAGGTCTACCCGACCAGCAAGGGCGGCAAGAGCCCGGCCCCGGCCGTGAAGGCCACCAAGGACAACCCGGGTCCGGCCAACGCCATGGCCACCGACGACGAGCGGGCCCCGGGCGGCACCGGCGCCAAGTACCCGGCGCACGGCGTCCTGAAGACCGGCGGCGTCGCGGCCCTCAAGGAGGTCGTGGCTGCCCAGCTGGCCGCCGAGCCTGTCGAGGAGGAAGAGAAGACGGCCAACAAGGTGGTCAACCGGGTGGCCGAGCTGTTCGCTGGCGGCAAGAAGGGCACGATCGGGGAGATGGCTGGCAAGCGTGCCGGCAACTCCTTCAAGGGCTTCAGGCAGATGACCGGCGAGGCTGCCAAGTCCACAGCCGCCCGAGTGGCCGCCGGCACCACGGTGGCCCTTGGCGCCAAGAAGGCCCTTGGCAAGAAGGAGAAGAAGTCCTCTGCCGAGACCCCCGAGGCCGTCCAGTACATCCTCGGCAAGATCTCCACCGTCTACAACGGCGGCGAGTCCCATCAGGGCGGCGAGCAGCTCTCCAACACCATGCCCGTCACCATGCAGCCGGGCCGCTCCCTCATCCAGAACAAGGATGGCATCAAGAACGTGACCAAGCCCGAGGCCAAGGCCTTCCGGAAGAAGGAGCTGGCCGAGGTCCTGTCCGAGCCGGCCTCGCACCGTGGCGTGGCCCCGAACATCAGCGGAAACCTGCGTAGCGCCGCGAGTGGCGGTGTGAAGACCGCAGCGAAGAGGGCCCTCCTCAGCAAGATCGCTGGCGAGGGATGCAAGTGCACCGAGAACACCCAGTGCCGTCACTGCCATCTGAAGGAGGCCACCGCCTCCCTCCAGGCGTCGGCGCAGTAGCCCCACCGAGAGGAGATGAAGCCCATGGAGAAGATCAGCAACCAGCAGGCGGCCGCGCTCACAAAGGTGGCAGCAAGCACCCTGCGGGCTCTCTCGGAGGAGAACAAGGCCCTCCGCGAGAAGGTCGCGTCACACGAGAAGCAGTCTCGCGCGGAGAAGATCGCGGCGATGATGGAGGAGAAGGGGCTCAACACCGAGCTCGACTTCTCGTCCAAGGTCGCCTCGATCCTGGAACGGGACGATCTCACGGTTCTCGAAGAGGCCGTGGGGATGAGCGCCCCGCAGATGAAGCTCGCCTCCATCCATGAGGATGGGGTCGAAGTCGAGAGCTCCGGTGACGGAGCCGTCGACGCGGCGACCCAGCAGTTCGCCGCCAACCTCGCCTCGCTGGAGTAGTCCACCACTCACGCAGTCCTACGCTCTTCAAGGAGAACAACGATGTCCGCACCGAACTTCGAGCTCATCACCGAGCTCCAGATGACCGCCCGCCGCGACTTCCCTCTCGCGGCTCCGTCGATCCTCAACCCGCTGGATGCAGCCGCCCTGGTCGAGGGTGAGTGGCTGCGTCTCAACGCCGACTACAAGCTGGAGCGTGGTACCGGCGAAGAGACCAACGCTGCCGTCTTCCCGGTCCACACCGAGCGCGGCCGGTACGACACCCAGGCTGTCCAGAAGGTGAACGTGATCTTCGCCCAGATGTACGAGGCCGAGACCACGATCGCCGACCTGACCGGTCTCGTCGTCGGCGATGCCCTCACCGTGCAGACGGTGGTCATCGGCGGCGTCAACCGTCGCGGCCTGGCGAAGCGTCTCACCGCGGGCGGCCCTCCGGCCGTCCCGACCAACGCCGGCGCCGTCGTGGTCGGCTACGTGACCAAGATCACTGGCACGAAGCTCCGCTTCATCCACTTCGCGAACCAGAAGGCCTACTAGGCTTCCGGCTTCCGTCATCCAAGGAACAGGAGAAAGAACCATGAGCGCCGTCCCAGCAAAGGTCCTGAACGACCTCTTCTTCGAGAAGGTGTCCACCCAGGAGGGCAAGGACAAGATCGCCGAGTTCGGTGGCACGTACATCCGTGACCGCCTGCGCGAGGTCTCGTTCGCCCGCAAGATCCTCCCGCCCCAGCCCGTCCAGCGGTCCGAGTGCCAGCGCTCGGTCCACCACGACACCCTGGTGAAGATCATCGACATCGAGCCCAACTCGCGGGCGATGTCGATGTCCTTCCGCGGGCAGCCCACCGCCCGCTTCATCCGCGCCCCGCGCTTCGAGATCCCCTTCTTCACCATCTCCTCGGAGAAGTTCGAGAAGACGGAGCAGGAGCTCCTGGCGTACGAGATGCCCGTCACCAAGATCATCGAGGAGAACTCGGTGAAGGACATCCAGACGATCGAGGACCGCCAGTTCCTCCTCTTCGTCGAGGCCGCCATCCAGATGTACCAGGCTGACGCCAACCTTGGCCCCGTGGCCTTCAACGGCACGAACGTCAACGCCGGCGCGGTCAAGGGCGTCTCCGTGGTCAAGGGCGACGGCGCCCTGGCTGCCGTGGCCCAGGACTTCACCGTCTACCCGGTCCTGAAGCCCGACTTCATCAAGCTCAAGAAGCTGCTGCACCGGCGCCACCTCCGGGCCGAGCGGCTGCTCATCACCGAGCCGGACTACGACGACATCTCGTCGTGGACCATCCAGGACGTCGGCATGACCATCGCCGGCGAGACCTCCACCGAGGGCTGGAAGAGCCCGACCGTCGTCGGCCTCAAGATCATCCGGACCATCAAGACGGAGATCCTGCGCGAGGGCAACGTGTACTGCTTCACGGCGCCCGAGTTCTTCGGCCGGTTCTACGTCCTGAACCAGACGAAGTTCTACATCGACAAGATCGCCAACCTCATCACCTGGCAGAGCTGGGAGGACATCGCCATCGGCATCGGCAACGTCGCCTCGCTCGTGAAGCTGGAGCTCTTCCCCGGCTCCGTGACCCCTGGCGCGACCGATGCTGGCTTCGCCACGGCCATCCCGGCTGACGAGAACGACCCCGAGCTCTACCCGGTCAACAACCGTGTCGACGCCGGTCTCCGCTATCCTTCGGTCTCGCAGTTCTGACCCGAGGTAGCACCTGATACAACCGAGGGGCTTGGGCTTGTTGTTGCCCAAGCCCCTCAGCTTTGCTACAGTCTTCCGCATGAAGACCTGCACGAAGTGTCGAAGAGAGTTGCCGGAAGATCGCTTCTCCCCCAACGGGAACAGCCGTCTTCGTTCGTCTTGTAAGGACTGCTCTGCGGCCCGTACGGCGACCCTGCATGCGGCAAATAGAGAAGCTAAGCGATGCCTCGACTGCAAGGGTTCAGTGGACGAGGGCCACACACTCTGCCCCGATTGCAGAGAGAGACGGAAGGGCTGGTACCACACCCGCTACCATGAGCGGGAGTTGAAGAATGGCAAGCTACGTCGCCAAGCTCTCAAGCTCGCAGCCTTCCACGCCTACGGAGGTCCAGTCTGTAAGTGCTGCGGGGAACGGCACACGGAGTTCCTCTCGATCGACCACCTCAACAACGATGGTGCGGCCCACCGCCGGCAGCTGGCATCCGAGAAGTGGAAGGCTTCTGGGCGCGGAGTGAAGTTCTACGAGTGGCTGAAGAACCACAACTACCCGCCCGGCTTCCAGGTGCTCTGCTTCAACTGCAACTTCGCCAAGGGGCACTTCAAGATCTGCCCCCATGAACTGGAGAAAGCTCCTACCCTCAGCGCAGTCTGAAAGCTAGGCTCCTCACATGTTCTTCGAGATCTCTCGCGGTCTTCAGTCCCGTTACCTCTCACCTGTCCAACGCTCTTCATCGCTGTTCGCGGAAGAGCCGGTCGTACTGGGCAAGACACTCCGCCGAGGTACTCCGCCCCTCCGCGTGACCTACGAGCAGTTCATGCAAGGCCGCACGACCCTCTTGCGGCTCCTACACGCAGGCTCCATCCAGGTCGAAGTGGTCGATGTCGACATGGAGCCCCAGCGCCTCAACTTCTTGGACGCCGAGCGTGAGCTTCTCGCCGCCGCCCTCCACACCCCTCTTCAGGCCTTCTGCCCTTCCCCTCTTCCCGTGACCGAAGTCGACGAGACTGCTACGCTGTCCCCACCTTCGGCCCAAGAAGCGCCCACCCCAGATGAAGTGGCCGAAGGTGAAAGAGAGACGGCCTAGATGCGAGTCTTCAACCTCACCACCAAGACGGTCGACTACCGGGGCAAGAACATCGGCCCCAACGGCAGCTTCGAGGACTACCCCGACATGACCTTCATCCCCGACCGGGACAAGGCCTTGGAGGGCCAGCGGGTTCTCTCCTTCGGGAAGCTCCCCTACTGGTGGGAGGCCGAGAAGGCGTTGCAGAGCGTCGGGCTCAAGCCTGCTCCGCCGCCCGTCAAGCCGCGAGCCAAGTCCACGTCTGCCTTCTCCTCGGCAAAGAAGGTCGTGGAGCCGCCCACGGCCTGGGTCGAGAAGCCCATCATCCAGAAGTCGAGGGAGTAGCTCATGGCTCAGCTCACTGACGGCATCAACTTCCCCGGGCTCGATCCTCTGAGCCAGGCGGAGTTGCCGCGTGCCGACATCGAGCTGAACGAGTTCGTCAACCAGGTTCGGCTCTTCACGCGAGACTACGCGGAGCTCAACCGGCTCATCGCCGGCGTGGAGAGCTCGAACCGGCAGATCGTCTGGGCGGTCATGGACGCCCTCGACGACTTCAACACCTCCCCGCCCTTCACCCGCTTCGGCATCAGCACCTTCCCGTCGAGGAGCTTGCTCATCCGGGCGACCGTCATCTCGCTGCTCCAGTCGGTGGGCCTGCTCCAGACCCGCAACCACCTCTCTTTCTCGGACGGCGGCATCCAGGTCGGCATCAACGACAAGACGCCCTTCATCCAGTCCTGGCTCCAGCTCTTCCAGAACGGCTACGAGCAGAAGAAAGAGAAGCTGAAGGTCGCCTACAACATCGAGTCGGCCTGGGGCGGCGGCATCCATTCCGAGTACCGCTTCGTGAACAACTTCTACGGGGAGTGGTAGTGTTTGTACCCAAAGATGTTGTTGACATAGGCATGAGGTAGCAGGAGAGTCGTCTCTACGGAGGCGACATGATCGACAGAACGCAGCTCAAGAAGATGTACGAGGACGATGGCCTGAAGATGGAGCAGATCGCGGACAGACTCGGCGTGAGCCGAAGCACAGTGAGGTACCAGCTCATCCAAGCTGGCATCCCTCTCACCGAGCGAGCCCTCATCGACCGCGACGAGGTGAAGAAGCTCTACGAGGGTGGGTTGTCCCCCTACCAGATCGCGCAGGAGACTGGGCATTCTCAGGCTGGTATCAGGCTTGTCGTCAAGGATCTGGGCCTCAAGACCCGGAACATGCACGAGTCCCATCTCCATCGCACCGAGGAAGCCTTTGGCTTCGTGCCGACGAAGGAGCGCATCGAGAAGGTGATGAAGGAGAACGACTACAACGCTGCATCGGCTGCCGATGCGTTGGGGGTCAAGTACCCGACCCTCTACGGTTACCTCCGGAAGTTCGGCATCCAGAGCAAGGGCGTCAGGGTGGCAGGAGAAGCCTCCTCCTTCGCCAAAGCGAAGATGGTGCTGCGTGCCGAGAAGGAAGCTCTGCTTCAGAGCATTGACATCAGGGCCTGTGAGATCTGCGCGGAGTCTCGCGTCTTCGAGATCGCGCATATCTACGCGAACAGGCACGGCGGGCCCATCGAGAAAGAGAACATCCTCATCCTCTGCCCCACGCACCACACTCTTCTCGACCAGGGCAAGCTGAGTAAGGCAGAGTTCACGAAGGTCAAGGCCAAGGTCCGGGTCGCAGAGAAGAAGTACAAGTTCAAGATCTACGAGGAGTGGTGATGTCAGAGCTCCTGCACGGCGGCAAGGCAGACAACGTCCCCTCCTCCGCCTTCCCGGCCAAGAAGCTGCATGAGGGCATGAAGGTGGAGCGCGAGCACACCTCGAACCGCAAGGTCACCGAAGAGATCGCCAAGGACCACCTGAGCGAAGACATGGACTACTACGAGAAGCTGAAGAATATGGAGAAGAAGGCCGTCTCGGACGAGTACGTGCGCGCCAAGGCGCGAGTCTCGAAGCGCGAGGGGGGTAAGAAGTTCTACACCGTCCACCGCCCCACTCCCCCCTACATCGGCCCGGACTGGAAGACTGCCACCAAGCCCTACACCGGCGTTCGCCAGGTGGACGACATGTTCGGCGGGGACATGCCGAGCGCCAGCGCCTTTGACAAAGCCAAGTCGCACGCTCGGATCGGTGCCGCGAAGCTCAAGGGGCTACTCAAGCGCAACCCCAAGAAGGTGATCGGCGTCACTGCGGCGTCCCTCACTGGCTTGGCAGCCCTGACTGCTCTCAAGAAGTCGAAGGAGAAGAAGGCCATGATGGATGGGTTCTTCGACGAGCTGGAGAAGATCTCTGGCGATGTCGCCGACATGGACGAGTTCCGGAAGAAGCACCCGGATCTCGCGAAGAAGGTCGAAGACATGGTCGACGGCATCAAGAAGAAGTACGCCCCCGTCCACGAGATCAACCGGAAGCGGATGGCGGATGCCGACGCAAGGGCTGAGAAGGTGCGTCGAGAAGGGGCCCGGGTGGACTGGAAGCGAGCCAACAGCGATCGGGTCAAGGAGCGAGCCGCCCGTATGGGCAGGTCCAGGTTCGTTCGGAAGGCCAAGACGCTGGCCGCCCCCGTGGCCGCCGGCGCAGGCATCGCCGGCGCCGTCATGCTCGCCAAGCACCTGAAGGACAGGAAGGCAGAGCAGCCAGCGAAGACGAAGAAGGCTGCTGCCCCCAAGTTCGACCCGGCCAAGGCCCGCAAGATGGTGGAGTCCGTCGCCAACTTCAGGTCTCGCATCTTGGACACCCCGAAGCGCGGCGCCCTCACAGGTGGCGTCGTCGGGGGCCTCTTCTCCGGCGCCGGCGCCGTAGGCAAGGAGCACGACGAGCGGGCCAAGGACATCCAGGCCAAGCTCTCCCCTCAGGAGGCGAAGAAGGCGAAGCGGCTCCGCCTCGTCGGCCACGCCATGAACATGGCGACTGGGGTCGGTACGGGCTCCCTCGTCGGCGCCGGCCTTGGGTACGCCCATCGTGGGGTCAACAAGTGGGGCGCCAAGACCCTGGAGCAGGGAACCTCAGAGCGGGCGGCCGCTGTTCGTAGGGGCCTCTTCCGCGGCATCTTCGGCAGGATGCACCCCGCCAACTGGAAGAAGAAGGGCTAGGAGATCACCATGGCTGTCGCACTGAAGAGCAAGAACTTCCAGAACCCGCAGGAGCTGACCAAGTTCGTGGCTGACGCTGCCAACAACGTCACGGCTGGGAACTACTCCATCGTCTACAACACGGCCAGCAACGTCTACACCCTGTTCTGGGTCTGAGTCGTTCCCACAGGCCCAGGCCTCGAAGTAGCCTGATACCTCCATGAGCGACCTCGACTTCTACGAAGCTCTCTCCAAGGACCAGGTCCGCCAACAGGCGGGTCAGGAGTTCTTCGAGAAGCTCTCCGCGACCAGCCCAGCGGGCGACATCTTTCGTCGGACCCTGACGAGGTACAAGCCGGAGCTCATCGGGGCCGCCGCCGGCACGGCTCTGGCCGGCCTCGTGGGCTATGGGACGAACAAGCGCTGGGGCGGGAAGCCGTCGCAGGCCGAGATCGATGCCGACGAGATGCACGGCGCCGAGCTTGCCGCGCAGGAGCGGGCCGGCACGCCTCCCAGCTTCGGCAAGAAGGTCCGCCTCTTGGCGACCGACGCCAACAGGGGCATCTCGAAGATCATGGCTGAGCACCCGAGGTCGGCGGCTTTGGCACTCGGCCTGGCCAGCGCCGGCACCGGTGCCAAGCTGGGCCGTCTCGTATCGAACATGAAGCGCCGCGCCGCGGTTCTTGGAGGCTGACCAGATGAACGCCGAAGCCAAGCTTGCCCTCACTCTCTCGAAGACGGCTTCTGAAGACCCGTTCGCG